TACGTTGTATTCCAATAAAGCAGGTGCGGAATACCCTTTGACGGGGTTATGAGCATATAGATATACCGTGCCTTGCCTATTCTGTAGCAAGCTAGAGGCGGTAGTGTTACTACTCTTCGCTAACAATCCATCGTCGTTACCTGTTACGGTATTCAAACGGACTTCGTAAAAATCTACATCCGCATTGGTTACCTCTCGCCAATTGTAAATCGCCTGTTCAGCAAATCGAATAGTGAACCCATTGGGTGTATTCGGCTTATCGCTTTTCAGTGCAATCTGTAACGACTTCACGATACCCTCGGAGTAGTTCCCATTAATGTCTTTGACTTGCAATTTGACGTCATATGTTTTGCCTACTTCACATTGACTAATGACAATTTGACCGTTGCCATCTCCGCCATAGATCCATTCGCTTGTGCCTTGTTCTCGATACCATGCCACCACCGTGGATAGTGTTTTAAGGTTAGGCGGAATAAACTTGGCCACCAAATCATACGCAATTGCCTTGCCACCTAATTGGCGGTACTTGTTCGATAAAGTAAACTCGCTTACCTCTGGAATGAAATACTCTTGGATGGTGTACTCGTATTGCTTAACTCGTGAAATATCCTCTTGTTGGCCACCTAAGTTATTGAGCGATGTAAACTTGGCATAAATCTTCTTGCCTACATCTTGCTTACGGTATGGAATACGCATAAAAGCCTCATCAAGACGGCTTAGCTTATCCCCTACACTATGACTACCTATAGGCGTATTAAACTGCCCTCTAACAAGGTTATTTAACGTTACAGTGCCATCTGCATTGAGTGTTGCAGTTTCATAGGATAGACATTCGCCATTAATATAACAAACGGTATTCCCTCGTTCTGCGTCAATATGTGTACCACTCTTTAACGTGCCATTGACCATGCGGACAATACACGAATTGCCATTAGCAGATAGCGGACTTACTAACTTACCTATCCGTGCTGTGGTGTTAATCATTCCCATAGATTGGAAGTTCGCTGTCGGATCATCACTCATCCATACTTCGCACCCGCCCCATTCTTGTGGTGTAGATACTCCGACCCATAATTCTTGACCTTTCCCCATAACGTCAGCAGGCGGTTGAATAAACGTGGCATCCAATATTGACTGAGCAGGCTTGTTGTAATCTACAAACGGTCGCTCGTTCTCATGCACATCATACTTTGTAGGTGCATAGACTCCTGCAGGCTTACCAATGGCTGTGATTTGTAATTCACCGTCTTGTGCCTCTTGTACGTCAGTAATCACCACGATTTGCTTGTGCAATCCGCATGTACTTTCCGTCAATGTCACTAAGTCGCCCGGCTCTAATCGACAAAACGCCCAATCCAATTTGAACGAATATTGATTCCGTTCATATAGTCGTTTCATGGCCAATTGTTCTGCCAAATACATTGCCCTTGCTTTCGTGTAGATGTAATGAGCCGAATAACTCGGAGCAGGTTTCATGCCGTTTCGTTGTACATCTGCCAATACCTCGAATGTGACTGCCTCTTTCTCATACGAATTAGCACGATTAATGAACTCAACTGTAGCCGTGTTATAGCTTTCACTATTTGACTTGCGTTTATACTCTACCAACCTACCATCGCTACCGCTTAGGAAGTCATCTTCGGTTAGATCATATTGAATTTGTGAGTGTGGATCCCATGTTTTAATCGGCTTGTCTGCCAATGGTACAATTTTGAGCCTATCGTTTGACCAAAACAGATAACAGTTACAGATGTCAGCAATATCTGATACGATTTGCTGTGCTTTCTTCGCCTTACCATCTGGCGGTGTACTAATCAGAATATCCGCTTGCTTGCAGTACTCTCTGAAATTGTCTATCCCATCAATTGCCGTTTCTTCAATGCCTATGCTTTTCAACACATGCACAATATAATCAGCAGGATTGACATCCACACCATCACCAGTATTGAGTAATTGACCTTGTATTTCAAAATTGAACGTAGGCAACCCTGCTCTGTCACCCATATCGACCACTCCTGCCATATATGCCAACCCACTATAAGGCAATGCCTTATCTGGGTGCTTACCGATCATATACGGCCACGGTAATTGCTCTCTGTTACCTAGATAAGCCGTTAAGCCTATCTTGTCATTTGGATATTGGTATACTTCTTTATCAATCCATACTTTGCCTATACCTTTAATTGGCCCCTCACATAAGCCAATAGCAACGGCTACGGTGTAGGTATACGTTATGCTAGTATTTTTGCTACCGCCACCCTTACCTACACGTTGTGACTTCCTATGTTCATGTGCTGTGAAATCTTCCCACTGAATAATGTTGCCACTTAGTCGTGTAGTGCCTAACACCACTGGTACAACTTCACCATAACTCGCACTGTTGATTTGAAATTCGCCAATTCTGTCCGCCCTTGATGTGATATTTTCACGACCAAATAAGCCACCCATTAATCGTTCTCCTTGTATCTGTAAACTTTACGCATACGGCTGTTGCCTCTGCCATCGTAAAATATGATGTCATCTAAACTCGATATGATAACACCCATGCCAACATATGCATGCACTACCATGTTATCGCCAATATAGATAGCACCATGGCTAATGCACCGCCCATATTGATAAAGGATGAAATCGCCTACTTGTAAATCGTCAATATCGACCTCGTAGGCGACTAACTCCATGTACTTCAAAAACTTATCTTCGGATCTATGCAAATGCCACTCATTGGAGTAGTGTTCAATGTGCATGTCGCCCTCGCCTACCAAATTGGCGTCAATTAATACACCTAACATCAAATGAGCACAATCGACCCCATGACCCTTAGCCATTGAGTTATCAACGTGTGGAGTACCTAACCAGTTCATGGCCTCTCTCGCTATTGCTAATCCTATCATCGTATCGTTTCCTTTAACGGCACATATGGTGTTGCCCTATTCCGACTAAAATTATTAAACTTGGCCTTGCATGTGGCAGGTGTTTTGTCGCAACCAGGGTAGATGTACACCTCGTCACCTACAGATGGTTGAGCCTCTGATGGCGTGATGAAATAAATTCTAGATCCATCGTCTTTCATCACCTGCGTTGTCTGTCCTACTAGTGGTCCGCTTATCCATTCGATACCGCCTGCGGTGTAATAGCCATTGTCATGCGTGATATTCAATACTACCGTGTTATGGTCTGGTACTTGCGTTACTACGGCTCGCTTGCGGTAATCACGTATATTCACACCACATTCGCCATCATATAAGGTGTATGGGCATTGAGGGTAATATCTACGGTTTGGCCATTCAGTATTGAGTTTTTGAACGATTGATTTTACCTCTAATTGAAGTGTCAATCCTCCGCCACTCTTTACTTCCGCTTGGCCTTGGAATAAATCCAATCCACCAATGACTGTACCACCATCACCAAAGAATACACGAATAAGGCGAACTGTCGCCCCATCAAAGCCACCATTGTGTGCTACTGTCATGATAGGTACTCCGCCTATGGTGTCATTCGGTGCAGAATGGATGGTTAACGTCAATTTGTCTACGCTAACTTTAGAACTAGTTTTAATTTGTGTTCTTGTGATAATCGGACCATCAACTCGGTACACCTTACCACCGTAGGCAACATCTTTGTCTGTATCAGCATAGTAATACGATACTCCACTCTTGAGCCGTATGTCATACAAATCACACGACATGAAATGCTTTTCTGTATTCAAATGTGTTTCTAAAACGTTGCTAACTTCTTTCATCGTACCGTCACCAATTTCATTTCCTTAGATTTCATGATGTTCTTATATACCAATTCAGCAGTGAATGTATCTCCTGAAAGCCGTACTTTCCAATAATACGTATAATCAGCCGTTATAACTGCGTCCTGCGGTATCTCATCGCCTGCACGTAATCGAATCAAACCATCATCTACCTCGCATGGGTGTTCTACACCATTCACATACAGCTTGACGTCTTTAATGTGGTGCATAGGTTCAACGTAATCGCCCCATATTCGTATAGCTTGCCATTCTCTCGTTGCTCCAGTACCTAACTTGACGCCTTTTTCTTTGTTA